GATCGAACGCCTCTCCATCATCATCGGGCGGGAGAAAGGCGAACTGGTGCCCGCTGCCGAGATGCGCGAAACTGCGACGCGGGTGGTGTCAGTCTGGTGCTCCGAGCTGGACGCACTGGTGGGCGATTTACCTGGGCAATTGGCTGGGCTCACGGAAGCCGAAATACAGCCAAAGCTCCGCAGCCGGATTGAGCTTCTCAAAGCTAACGCACGGCAAGGGTTTGCGAGCCTATGAACCCAATCATAGAGGGCTCTCAGTCTGGAATTATTCTCGCGTATACCGGCGACCCGCTGGACTGGTTAGAGGGCAACGTACGATTTCCGCACAGTTCCCGCTCTACTCATTTTGATAGGCACACTGCTCCCTGGTGGAACGCGGTGTTTGCGGATTTTGCGGATCCTTCCTGCCGTCAGACATTCGTCCAAGCGTGCACCGGCGCAGGCAAGTCCACCGCACTGGAGGCTCTGGTATGCTGGGCGGTGGCACAGCAGCCTGGGCCGATGCTCTCAATCACTCAGACCGACGCGACCTCTGCCGAGTGGATGGCGACCAGGCTCCTGCCGGTGCTGGGGGCGTGTGAACCGCTTCGCGGACTGATGCCGACCAACCGTCACCATGTCAAAAAGGACGGCATTTATTTTGCTCACATGCCGCTGATGCTTGGCGGTGCCAACACTAGCAACGCGCAAGAAAAGTCCGTGCAAGTGCTTTTTCTCGACGAGTGCTGGCAGTATTCGGATCTCATCACGCAGTTCAAAAAGCGGCTCCACGACAGGTGGAACGGGTACGCGCTGCTGACCAGCCAGAGCTTTGAAGAACCGCACCAGCTCACCGAGGAGTGGAGGTCCGGCGAAGAGTTCCAGTGGTGCCATCGGTGCCCGGGTTGCGAAGAATGGGTAAAACCGGCATGGGTGGATATTAAGTACGAGGAGTGCAAAAACGAGAATGGCGAGTGGAACTGGGGCGCTCTTGTAAAAACGGTGCGGCATGAATGTCCGCACTGCGGGCACGTCACTCCTGACACAACGGCAGCTAGGCGGGCGCTGACTCAGCGCAGTGAGTGGAGATCCGAAGGCAACGACCACGTCGAAGGCTACCGCTCCCGGCGCGTTTCTGCTCAGTCCGTTTACTGGATCCGGTGGGCCGACCTTGTGATTCAATGGTGCCAGGCTTCCGACGCTCGACACCTCGGGGTATTGCAGCCGACCAAAGATTTTAGAATGCAGCGGCTTGCCGAACCTTGGAAACTAGAGGAAGAACTGCCCGCGCTTGAACTGGAAGCATCCGAGTATTTCGTAAATGAGTGGCAGGATGGTAAACCAATGGAGAATGAAGCCGCCCGCGTTTTTACCGTGGATTGCCAACAGGACCACTACTGGGGCATCGTGCGGGTTTGGCTCAAGGACGGGCACTCTCGCCTGCTCTGGGCTGGAAAGATTCTGACGGTGGACCAGCTCCGCGAGATCCAGACTCGGCTCAAAGTACCCGACAAACGCACGCTGCTCGACGCTGGTAACAGTTTTCACGGGCGCATTTACGACACATGCGCGCGCTACGGGTGGACAGCGCTCATCGGGCGCGCAGAGGACCAGTTCACCGTGCGCGGGCCAGATGGCAAACCCATCCGTCGGTATTACTCAGCGCCGGATCGGGTGGTGGCTCCGACCTACAAAGACCAGCACGGCAAGCGGGTGTTTGTCACTTTTTTTTATTGGTCGTCGGATCCGATCAAAGACATCCTCGCCAACCTCCGCAACACGGGCTCGCCGGTGTGGGAATTTCCACAAGACGCACCGCCTGAGTACGTGCGGCACCTAAATAGCGAGCGCAAGCGGGCGACTGTGGACAAACGAACAAAGAAGACCCGTCTCCGGTGGACCGCTACAGGCCGCCCCAACCATATGTGGGATGCGGAGGCCATGAACGTGCTAGCCGCGCAGATCCTTGGGATCCTGCCAGATATGGCGAGCACCGCGCCGGAGGTTGACGAGCCAGCACCGACAGAGTAGATTGACCGCTCAACAACCTCGAAAGGGGCTGCTGGCAAGGACAACGAAAAAACGCCCGGCTCCATATGTGTGGATGTCCGGGTTTTTTGCTTGTGAAAACGCACCTTTGTAGATGGCTCCCGACACCAGACTCCTACTCCAAGTTTTCCTGACTAGGGACGTGGCCGAGTTGCGCGCCATTGTTGCGAGCAAGTTTGACCTGGTGCTGGCAGGCAAGAGTTCGCTTGTTTCGTCGTCCATCGACGGAGCGGCATTTCAGTTCAACGTGGGCGGCACACTGTCGCCGTTGGATGTTGTAATGCTGGCGCAGCAGGCTCTAAACTACAAAGCCGCAGGCATTTCCGCGCCGGTGCGGAGGACTCAGGCGTATTTTATATGAGCTTTTTGGACCGCATTAAGAATTTGATGGGCGTGGGCGCGCCTAAGGTTGGCGCCAACAACCCCGGCGCCTATCGCAGGCAAAGACTAGTGGAGGGCGGAGTCTGGGGGGAACCTTGGTGGAGGAACCACACACAGAGCATCTCCAAAGAGTTGACCGTGGGCGAATGGCGCACAGTGAACAGTGCCGCGCGAAAATTGTACTGGAACAACGGCATGGTGAATGCCGCAATCGACCAAAAGTCCATGCTATCTGTCGGGATGGCAATGCGTCCGATCTTCACCGGCGCCGACAGAGAGTGGGGCAAGGTGGCCGAGGCAGTGTTGCTCGATTGGTATCAGATTTGCTACCTCGACGGAAAAAGCTGGTGGGAAGGGCTGCGGCTTGAATCCACCGCCATCGACCGCGAAGGCGATCTGCTTACGATCTTGACGACGAGCACCAGCGGCTATCCGCAACTCCAGCAGGTTCCCTGGCACCAGATTGGCAGCCGTGGCGACGAGGGGCCGCTGACGACTGGCCGATACGCAGGGCTCAAAATCTACAACGGCGTCATCCTGTCCAAAACCAACCGCCCTATTGCCTACCGCGTCCTTGGCGAGGAGCCTGACGGCAGCCAAGACAGAGACGTGCCCGCGCAATCGTGCATGCTTACGATGGACCCGCGCGAGGTGGACCAGGTGCGGGGAATCTCGGCGTTTGCTCCCGCCATCCGCGATCTGATGAGCCTTAAGGATCTGGGCGACGACATCCAGTCCGCATCCCGCATGGCTGCCAAGATCGGGCTTTTGGTGACCAACCAGCAGGGCATGGCAGACGCCAGCGACGCCTACAATGCACTCAGCGAGACTGCAACCGGCAACTGCACGCCGGGGCTCCGATACACGCCGATGCAGGGCGGGCGCATCGAGTATCTGACCGCCAACGCTGGCGAGTCTATCAACCAGATTGACGCTAAGATCCCGACCGAGGCGCAGGACCGGCTGCAAGAGCGGCTGATCCGCAACGCACTGCTGGCAGCTCAGTGGCCGCCGGAGTTCGGGTGGGACATGAGCAAGCTGGGCGGGGCGTCCGCCCGCATTGTGTTGGAGCAAGTGAATCGCATCACGTCCGAGCGGCACGCTTACCTCGCGGCGTTCTGCAAGCGCCGGTGCGCCTACGCCATCGCAAAATTTGTGGAGATGGGGATGCTGCCGCCCTACACCGGCGTAGACGCTTCTCGAGGGGGCGCATATCAGTTTCGTTTCACAGAGCCAGCCAGGCTGACCGCTGACAGTGGCTACGCTTCCCGCGACGCCATCGAAGCCTACCGCGCAGGGATGCGCAGCATGACCGACATTCTGGCGAGCGGATCCAAGACGCTGGAGGAGCACCTCGACGAAGTGGAGCGCGAAGAGATCGAAATCAATAAGCGGGTGCAGCGCTCGGGGCTTTCTCGCGACGTGTTTGGACTTTTGACTCCCAACGGCAACCCGCCAACAACTTCCCCCATTGAATGAAATTTCAGCGCGTAATTGAGCAAGTTTTCTACCGCCCGTGGCTCATCACCCCCGGCGGCTACGCAGCAGTCCGGCAGCTGGTGGAGGGCCGATTAGTCCGCGCTGGTGGCGACGACTACGAGAAAATGGCGGGCATGATGAACAAGCGCGAGGAGATGGAGATCGACGGGCAGGGGATCGCTCACATTTGCATCGACGGGACACTTGCAAAGGGCATCTCCGCACTGGAGGCCTGCTGCGGCGCTTGGGATTACGAGTGGATCTCGGAGGACATTGAAGAGGCCGTAGAGGCCAACGTGCGCGGGATCATGCTGGAGATCAATTCCCCCGGCGGGAACTGCACCGGCTGCTCCGAGGTGGTGGATCTGATCCAAGCGCTTAAGGTGCCGATCGTGGCCTACAGTAACGACACCGCTTGCAGCGCCGCGTACAATATCGCCGTGAGCTGTGACCGGATCATCGGCTCCGTGGGATCCACTTGGGGCAGCATTGGCACAATCATTCCGTGGCTGGACCAATCTGCCGCGTACGAGGCGCAGGGACTAAGCTGGGAACCTATCACCAGTGGCCCGCTCAAAGGTGCTGGCATGGGACCATCACTAAGTCCCGCCCAGCGCGCTAGTTTGCAGCAGCTCGTGGACGACAGCTTCGACCAGTTCAAAAGCAACGTGCTCCGAAACCGCCGCGTGGCCGACGAATACATGACCGGCGCAGCTTACCTCGCGCCGCGTGCGAAGTTGGGCAACTTGATTGACGACGTCGGAACGGAAGAGCTTGCTTATCAGGCCCTCCTTGGTATGGTGGGCATGTAGTGGATTAGGTTCATTTGTCTCTTGCCCGCACCGGGTTTGGTTTCCCGGTGCGGGCTTTTTGTTGTGAAAACTTGGTTAGGTAGATGGATCATCTCCCTAACACCCTGACCGACGCGCTGGCCGCGCTCTCTGCCGCGCAGGCAGACGTGGCCGCGCTTAACGCACTCAGCGCCGAGCACACCGCACTGGTGGCAACTTTCGACGCGCTCAAATCCCGCACTGTGGAATTGTCCGCAGCGCTGGAACTTGCAAATGCAAACAATCTTGATCTGGCCGCAGCACTGGACGCCGTAAAAGCGTCCGAGTCTGACGCCGCAGCGAAGGCAAACGCCATCGTAGCAAATCTGGGAGTTGCTCCCGTAGCGATCCACTCCGAGCAGGCAACTGCCCCCAAAACTCAAGATGAGCTTTGGGCGCACTACGGCACGCTTGGGTTTAATGAGCGCAACGCGTTCTTCCAGGCAAACAAAAAGCAGATGCAGCTCTCTTAACTCTAACTAAAATAATCATATGTCCCTCAACGGCGTCTTTTTACAAGCCATATCCCAGGCCTCCCTCCCGTACCTTACAAACGCTTTTGCTCCCCTCCGGGGCATCACGACAGACTTCTCCACCGATGTCGCATCGGCTGGGCAGTCTGTAACGACTCGTTTCGCAACTGTTCCTTCCGTTGTTGATGTTACCAGCGCAGGCTACGCTCCTGTTGCCGGTGACACGACTGCCCGCACGATCACACTCGACCAGCATCAGGGCGTCACGCTTGGGTTCACTGACATCGAGGTGCTCCAGTCCTCGATCAACTTTGAGCGTCTTTTCCTCGCTCCTATGATCCAGGCCCTTGGCGCAAAAGTGTTTGGCGACATCTGGAATCTGGTCACCGCTGCAAACTTCGCGCAGACTCCCTTGTCCTCCAGCGCTGCCAACTTTGATCGGCAGGACGTTATCGACCTCGGTGTCACGCTGACTCAGACCCTGAAGGCTCCCAAAATGGGCCGCTCGGTCATCATGAATCCCGCTTACTACGGTGCGATCTCCAAGACGTTCATCTCTGCGGAAATTCCCGGCATCACGCCCTTCAAGGCTGAAGGCTTGGTTCCTCGCGTGTCCGGTTTTGACATTTACGAGAGCGACCTTTGCGACGCCAACGGCGAAGCGCTTGCTGGCTTTGCCCTGCACAGCTCGGCGCTTATCATGGCCGCCCGCCGCGTGAATCCTGAAGCCGCTCTTTCGGACTCTATCGAAATCGCTGAAGTGGTGGTGCCTGACCTTGGCCTTCCGGTCACTTTCAGAAAATTCTATTCACGCGAATCCGGGAAGACCTGTATTTCGGCTTCGGTCATTTACGGAGTCAATAAGGGAACCGGCATGGGCGTGCGCATCGTCACTCCTTAAGTTTGCCCTCCAAAGAGCCGGGGCTCCCTCCAGTAGGGGGCTCCGGCTTTTCTCCGATTATCCCAATGAAAATCTCTCTCGTTCTCGAAGACCTCGGCGCAGGCCCGCAGGTGATTTTGTCCACTGGCTCGCCAGACGAAGCCCGCAAGTTTTACAAGGCTCACAATAGCCCTGGGCGCGTCTATCTGGTGTGCAACCCTACGCCGGAAGGATCAAAGCTCAACAAGGGCATCCCTGAGGCTCCAAAGCCAGTTTCCCGTCGCAAAGCTGAAGCACTGCTCTAATGTCCGACTGGACCGCCATCACTGAATCTGCAATGAGCCAGGCACTGGACTACATGCAGGCCGATTCCGTCACATACGACGGCGTCACAGTATTTTCGGTGGCGAGTGAGAAGACCTCTGACCTGTTGGCGATGGGCGGTTTTGAGCAGCATTTTGCGGGCTTTGTGCGGCTGCTGAAAGCTGGCTTTCCTGAGCCAGTGAAGGGCGCCAAATTGACAGTGAACGGGACCGAACGCCGCATCACAAGCTGGGACGAAGATCCAATTTCGTGGAAGCTCTATTTGGAGGACGTAACGCGATGACCGACGGTATCTTTTCCGAAGCCGTGCAGGCAGCTCTTTCGTTGGCGCTTCCGGGCGTGTATGTGGGTGAACCGCAGGACGATCAGCCTATCCCGTCGCAATCTGTTTTAATGGAACTGCAAACCGACGTCGTGGTTGGCAGCCCGCTTCAGCGCGGCACGCTGACGCTTAACGTAATGTCTCAAGCAGACGACTTTTCTAAGGCCGATCAGGCCGCATTTGCGTCCGCAGTAGATGCCGCAATGCGATCCATCTCAATCAATTCCGATGCCGTGCAGATTTACGGTGTCGTCGCACAATCAACCGACAACCTCCGCGAAGAGCGGCACTGGCGCACGTCAATGCCCTACATCGTTGGGTTTGGTCCAACACCCTAGAAAATTATGCCTGTAGCATTTGGAGCAGTAACATTTGGAGTCACCGCCCCAAGCGGATATTTGCAAGAATCTTCGCAAGAAGATGCAATGGAACTTGCCACAATTAGAGACGCAGAAGGGCAGACAGTTTTGGTTCAAAAAAAGCCGCGCGCCACAACTACGACTACCGTTAAAACAAAGGGCGAAGCTACGCTGCTAGCAGTGCCAGAAGGCGCTTTTAGTGGCGCAACACTTACGGGCTCAAAGGTCTCGCAAACCAACGATGACTTTTCCACCGCCGAAGCAACCTACACTCTTTTCACTTAATTTTATGGCTGTATTTGGAGTAACACTTTTGTCTGCAACGGGCACAATTATTGAGTCCCTTGACATTGAAATGAAGGCTGAGTTCAAACAGCTAATTGATTCTGTCGGAGTACATTCCGAAGCAAAGTCATACGACAGAAGCTATTCAATTAGCGCAAAAGGAAAAGGTGATGAGTCGCCTTTTGGTGCTGGTGACGCATTTGGAACCGTCACAGGAATAACCGGCAAAGGGTTTTGGACAAACTCTACAGTTGAGTCAAAAAACGACGACTATCGCGGCTGGTCTGCCACTGCAACTGTATACGCAAACGCAACCTAATTAACAACATATGCGCCTCCGATTATTAGAGGATTCTGAATCACCGGGAAAGAGTTTTAACACTGACATCATCGCCGCTTGGCTTACTAGCGGCGGTGCTTTGGTGCAGCGTGGCGGCTTTCAACATTTTGTGGACGAGGCTGGAAAAACTCACGTCCGCTGGATCGTAAATTGCGACGTGCTCGCAAAAGTCGACGGTGAAGAAATTGACTTTGACGAGTTCCGCAAACGGTTTGAGGATCTCGACTGGTGCAAAGCAAACGCAGACAGCGACATTTCGTGGATGCGCGGTTACCGCGACAACGCACGGGATTTGAAACGATTTGCAAAGTCTGCTGCTGTGGGCATTTCACGCAAAAGCGGAAACTCATTTGGGGTCGTGTATCCTGA